TAATTTGATAATATCTTAAAAAAGAGTCGTTACACAATTCATGTAACGACTCTTTTTTAACAACTTATAAAACGCAAACATCCGAACGTGTCACCAATGATGACGATGTTCGGATGATTTGACTTTGCCTAATCCCATCAAGATTGATACAAGGAAGACTTTACCCTGAAAATGGGGTGTAAAGTCTTGCACGGGTATCTTGCGGGTTTCAAATTACAGAAAACAAACCGATGGGGGTTTCAATTTTAAATATACTAAGCTTTTTTGAGGTAAAGTCCGTTTTATGGGACACATCTTTCTTTATAATGATAGTATCAAATAAAAGAAAGAAGGTTCACAAATGTATTATTACTGCAAAAACAGCAGAAGGAAAATCATCCATTCTATGGAATGCTTCCATGTTCACAACATCGATATTGATAATATCGGGTGGTTTGAAACGCTTACCGAAGCTTACGAACAAGGATATAGACTCTGTAAGCACTGTAGTCCTCTTGTTAAACACTATAAACGTGAGGATAACGAAATAACCGAATTCTGTCGTAAGAACGGTTTGATTGTTTACTTGGGAAACAAGTGCATTTCAATCTGCTCAACCCGAAGCAAATGGAAAATCGCCTTGGATAAAAAGAACAGAATTGTTCTTTACCATAAAAACGATTTCACAACAAACAAAGACCATTTGAGCGAAATTAGTGGATACCATCTGCAAGGCGATGCCCGAAGGAATAGCATTGTTGATTACCTTCAATACATAGTCGATCACGATTATTTCCGCATGCTTAACCCAGTGTATATTCCTCAAAAGAAAAAAGAGTCTCCTCCACCAAGAAAAGGTACGAAAAGGTATAAGAGCGCTCAACGTAGAATGGAGAAGTACGAGCGAAAGAAAGCAATTAAAAACGTGCTTAACCTCATAGAGTCGCTTAGTATACCATCCACACAGATGCCGGCAATGGCTGTCTGTTAAAGTGAGGAGAAATGTATGCCTGATATGAACGATTTCCACGCTTTCAAAAGCACATCTGGTGGTTCCGGTGGAGGTAGCGGCGGCAGTGGTTTTGGTTGTGGCTGGGTTGTTATAGTCATTGTAGTTATAATGCTAATATTCTTCATTGCTGATGGTGCAAGTTGGGATGCGATAGACACACTTTTGGGGTTGGGATTTATAGCTTTTTTAATTGCTCGATCCTTATTCAGATAAAACAGACCAACAGATAGAAAAGAAAAACTCCTCACCGCCATAATGGTAGTGAGGAGTTCGTTTTATGCTCTTATACTTTGTATTCTGTTCCATCCTTGAAGGTGAAACGGATGTCGGTTTCGTTGTAAACCGTGATGCGGTCAACCAAGGTGTACCACAAGACCTCATCGAACTCTGTAATAATGCTTTCTTGCTTTTTGAGTTCACGCATAAAGTGGTCGGTTTGTAAGCGCCGTGCTTCTCGGTCTCGCTTGGTGTCGTGAATTTCTTGGAGGCGTTGCTTTGCTTTCTCGAACCTTCTAACCAAAGCGTCATACTTCTTTTTATACTTGTCTTGGTTGATGGCAGTGTGTGCATTCTCATCCACACACTTTTGAATAAGCTCTGCTGTTACGGTCATTTCTTCCTGAAGTTCGGTAATCTCCGCATCGAAGCAAGCAGTGCCAAATATTAAGGGGCGTACTTCTTCGTAGTTTCGGACTATCTCTTTTGCATCGGCAATCAGAAGGTTCACCGCTTTTACGAACAGCTCCTTTATCTGCTCTTCTTCCAACTTGGGAGTGGAGCATTTTTCTTTGCCCTTGAACTTATGATTGCATTGGTAGATAACCTTGCGGTATTTGTCGTTGGAATGCCACACCTTTGCACCAAAGGCTGCACCACAATCTCCACAGAAAATTCGGCTTGCAAACAACCCAACACCGCTGTGCCTTGTAGGCAACGTGCGTCTGCGTTCCACCTCGGCTTGAACCATATCAAACACCTCGGGAGCAATAATTGCCGGATGGCTGTTCTCAACATAATATTGCGGAACTTCGCCCTCGTTGACCTTTTGCTTTTTGGTTAGGAAATCCACTGTGAAGCACTTTTGCAAGATGGCATCGCCCTTGTATTTCTCGTTCGTGAGAATGCTGAATACCGTGCCGGATTGCCATTTGGTTTTACCACCGGGAGTCGGTATCTGCTGTTCGGTAAGGTATCGTGCGATTCCGCTCGGTGTTTTGCCTTCAAGGAAAAGCCTGTAGATAAGGCGCACAATCTCGGCTTGTTTCTCATTTATCACTGGTGTACCGTGTTTGCCGGGGCCTTTGTCATAGCCAAGGAACTGTTTATACGGCATACTGACCTTACCGTCAGCGAAGCGTTTACGCTGTCCCCAAGTTACGTTCTCGGAAATGGAACGGCTCTCTTCCTGGGCAAGGCTTGACATAATGGTTATAAGCAATTCGCCCTTGCTATCCAAGGTGTGAATATTCTCTTTTTCAAAGTATACCTCGATGCCTTTTTCCTTGAGCTGACGAACAGTGGTCAAGGTATCAACTGTGTTTCGGGCAAAACGACTGACCGACTTGGTTATAATCAAATCGATTTTGCCATCCAAGGCATCTTGAATCATTCGGTTGAAGCCGTCTCTGCGTTTGGTGGAGGTGGCTGAAATGCCCTCATCTGTGTACACCTCAACAAAGTCCCAATCAGGATTATTCTGAATGTACTTGGTGTAGTAATCCACCTGCGCCTCGTAGCTTGTGAGCTGTTCTTCAAGGTCGGTTGACACACGAGCGTAGCCTGCGACCTTTTTCCTTACCGTAGAGCCGAAAGGAACGGTCGTAAATTTGTGTACACTGGCAGGGATTACTCTTACTTCTCTTGCCATTATTCCACCTCCTTTGGTGCGTAGCGTTGCAGTGTTCGTTGCCGTGCGGTTTCCTTCATTTCGTCCGTCCAACTATCCGACCTTGAGCGGTCTTTCCAGGTTCGTTCCTCTGTTTTGCCGTTGGAAAGAAGGAACTGCACTCGGTTGTTATCAAGTATGCGGATTTTGGAAACCTTGTTTATAAAAATCTGCTCGTTGAACTCCACAAGACCGAGAACATCGTTGCAAAGTGCGATAAGCGTTTCTTCCGGCAGTTGCTTGGATTGTTGGCACAAGGCTTTGCCTTTTTGATTGAATGTAGCGCAGATCCAAACCACTCTTGTCTTTGTGATTTTTCTGCGGTAATAAGCTCCGCAGCAATCGCAGACCATTTTGTGTGTGAATGGATATGTCTTTTGAACCTGGGATTTATGTTCAAACCCCTTTAGTCTTCGTGCCATCTCGTTCTGCACCGCCATAAAGGTATCAATGTCAACGATAGCCTCGTGGGTGTCTTCTGCGTGGTACTTCGGCAGCTCGCCACGATTCACACGGGTCTTTTTAGTGATGTGGTTTTCACGAAATGTTTTCTGCAACAGCAGATTTCCCGTGTAGGTGTAGTTCTTGAGAATTTTGGAAACGCTGTTCTGCGACCATTTATTATTGTTTCGGGTCACTATACCTTCAGCGTTCAGTCGTTTGCAGATTGCGTTGTATCCAAGTCCCTCAAGGTAGTATGCGAAAATCTTACGCACCACCTCTGCCTCTTCCGGGATTAACTCATAATACTCACCGTTGTAGCGGTAACCCAACATTCCATAGGTCCAGGGTTTACCTTCCTCAAAGTTCTTTTTGATGCGCCACTTCTGATTCTCGCTTGCGGATAGGCTTTCTTCCTGGGCAAAAGAAGCGAGGATGGTCAGCATTAACTCACCATCCCCGCTTAAAGAGTGTATATTCTCACGCTCAAAATAAACATCCACACCGTACTTTTTTAGTTCACGAACTGCCTCGAGCAATGTAACAGTATTTCTCGCAAATCTTGAAATTGACTTCGTAAGAATAATATCGATTTCACCGTTGCGGCAAGCCTTAAGTAGTTTCTGAAAATTAGTACGGTCTTCTTTTGTGCCGGTCGTTGCTTCATCGGCATAGACCCCTGCGTATTCCCATTCGGAGTTTCTTTGAATCAGTTCGCTATAGTAACTGACCTGTGCAGACAAGGACATTAACATTGCGTCCTTGCCGGAAGAAACACGAGCATACGCAGCAACACGCTTTTTCTTTTTGAGAAGCGGTATGGTGGGTTCAATAACCCGTATTGTCTTTTTCATACGGAACACCTCCTTTATTAGTCACCATCAGATACATCTTCGGTGTTACACATATTACCGTCATTTCCTTGATTTATCAAGTCATTTTGAGGGTATAAACTACCTAATAATGGAGAGTATTTTGCCCGCATCTTTGTATCAATTATGCCGTATTCATCGGCTGTTATCGTGCCTCGAACCAGGAGAGTTTTGAAGGTTGCCATTGTAAGTTGATATAGCCGTTCACGCTCAAATTGTGCTTTTGTCATACGGCATCACCGCCCTTATGAAAGCGGTCATTGATGTAGCAATCAAAGGTGCAGTATTTGCGGATTTTCTTACCACTTGAATAAAACTCTTTTCCACAGCCGGGACAGGTATGTGCCTTGTTCTTTGCTGTGTTTTTTGCTGCTTGGGCATTCCACCAAGCGTTACTACACTTCTTGCTGCAGAACTGCTTCTTTCTATGACCCTCCGTATGAATTAAAGATGCGCCACAATATTTACAAACATTTTCAGGAAGAACCAGTTTGTTTTCTTCCTGCCGTTTGCCGGCGAGACCATTTCTGTTACAGAAGGTTTTTACTGTGTTTTTTGAGATATCCAAGACACTCGCAATGGCGGCATAACCGTATCCTTCTCCGCGCATAGAGGTTATGATGTTTTTCTGTTCATTGGTCAAAGAAAACACCTCCTTCATGTCTACGGAGATTTCAAGGCTGTTTTGGGGAGGTATTTTAGATAACTTTTTTATTTTGGGCAAAAAAATAACGCCCACCGAACCTGAAAAGGAACGATGGGCGTCAAAGTATTAGTTAGGGATTTTCAGTTTGTTACCGCTGTAGATCACATTGGACTTGAGACCGTTCAGCTTTACGATTTCAGGATAGCGGTTTCCATCACCGAGATACTTCTTGGCAATCGCCCACAGCGTGTCTCCGTGGACTACGGTGTGGATGCGGTAGGTCTCCTCAACCTTTACCGCACCGGATACAACCTTAAGGTTGTCGATTGCTGTCCAGGTGTTAACACCTGCAACAATCTCACCACCGTCCTTCTTGACCTTCTTGCCGAGCAGAACGCAAGTCTTGCCACCCTTCACAACAGGCTTACCCTTGTAGGTGGTCTGCGTTACGATGTGATAGTAGTTCTTCACCCAGGAAGGGATGGTCTTGGTGGTAGGATTGTAGGTTTCAGCTTCAGCCTTGAACTCCACCTTATCACCCTCCTTGATAGCGGTGGTAACGGTTGTGGTAGTGGAAGTAGTAGGCTTTCCGGTAGTCGTGGGTGTAGAGGCCGCCTTCAGCTTCATGGCAACATCTGCACGGAAGGTATCCATAGACTTGCCGTGTTTCGGAAACCAATGCATAACGTCGCCGTGGTTAGAAGCAACACCGCGCTTGTAACCTTCGCTGTGGCAGATGATGTTCTTTTCGGTGAGACCGAATTCTTTACAAAGATGAACACACAGATCCACAGCCTCGGTATAGACCTTCTTGAAGTAGGTCGCATCGGTGAGAGCGTCTTCGCAAATTTCAAAGCCGATGTGCGTGTTATTAGCAGAGCCTCCGGCGTGCCAACCACGATGATCCCAAGGAAGTGTTTGGTACGTGGCAACAGAGCCATCAGCCAGTTTGCCGATGAAAGCGTGAACGCAAACTTCACGACCACCCGGATGATAGGTGTTCCAGTGGTTGTTGTACTGGTTCTTGCCGAGTCTTCCGTCATCGGGACCGACATAGCGCTTGAGGGTGGGATTGTTCGCTCCGGTAGAGTGAACCATAATGCCTTTAACGGCAATTTTTCTGCCCGCCTTGTAGCAGGCGTTTTCAGTGAGAATCAGCTTATAAAGAGTCATTTACTTGTCCTCCTTTGTGGTGGGTTTGGTGAGCTGCTTTACAGCCTGGTTCGTGCCGGTCGCAGAGAGACCGCTTGCAGAGCCGAGGATAATAGCAACGAGCAAGTTCTCCGTACCCATTACACCGGGGACGAAGTAAAATGCGATGACACCGCAAACTGCGCCAAGTACGCAGGCGATGAGAGGAATAAACCTCTTGAACTTCTCGTCTCCGCCCATAGCGGTTTTGACGATGTCGATGATGGTGTACACGATTGCCGCCAATGCGGGGATGGTTGCGATTTCAAAAGTTGTCATAGCACTACCTCCTTATTTGTGTGCCTGTTTGTTGATATGGTTTTCGATCTGCTCAATGGCTTCTGTGACGGGGCCATTGCACCCTTGTTCCTTCAAACCCATAAGGCAAGCAAGGACACCGTGAACAAGCACGGTCTGCTCTTCCTTAATGGCTTTGATGTCACGGTCTTGCTTTTCCTGCTTGAGGAACCATTTGTAAATGGCGAACACAGCACCAAAAATGACTCCCAAAGCGGTAATAGTAGCCGCAACAGTTGTGATGTTGATTTCCACAGCCGTTACCTCCTTTTAAGATTTGGGTATGAAAAAGGCACCCCGGGCGGAGTGCCATAATTCCTTATTTCAGCCAGGACGGCTTGTCTGGTTTTTTCTTTGTTTCGGTTACATCGAGCCAATCCTTGTACCACTTTCGCAGTTCTTTGGTTTGCTTCTCTGTGAGAGTGTCATACCACAGCCAACCTCGGTTAATGACCGAGAAGCACTCTGCATCTCGCTCGACACGGAGTTGTTCGTTTTCTTCCTCTGTTTGAATGGTGGTGGCTTGCTCTTCATCAAAGAACAACATACCATCCTTGATGCGGTAAGCACGGAAATTATGCTCAAAGTGCTCAAGGTCGGAGGGATTGCCAACCTCGATGCTTTCAAGGATTTCTCCCACGGCAGCATAGCTTTCAACAAATCCGTTTTTGTTTGTTTTTATTCGCATAACAATCCTCCCTTAGTTAATGCCGAAAACACGAGTAATCTGTCCGGTGGAGCTACTCGCTTTCCAGGTTAATGTTGTAGTGGTGCCGGAGTACTTAACGTCAAAGGATACATAGTTTGCTTCATCGGCAAGCTGATAGGTTACCGCTGAAGTCGTGATGATACCCTTGGGTAGTGTTAAGGATTCCAAAGCGGAAGAAGATTTAGGTCTGCCAATAATGACATAGGCTTTGTAACTACCATAGTTGAAGGTAATACTTCCACTTGTGAGCGTACCGCTATATAACGATGTAGCGGTAATACCCAAGTTGGTTCTTGCTGCCGCTGCTGTTGTACCACCCGTGCCGCCCTTACCCAAAGGAATGGTTGCACCACCGGAATGATACACAGTGTAACGAGTGCCGGGATGAGTTGCCGCATCACAGTTAGGCGCATAATAGAGCGTTCCAGCATAGGAATAAAGCCTATCATAAGCGGTAGAACTGCGATAAAAGTTTATTCCTTCGCCGGCAGAGTCAACGGCATCCAAGAAGTATAGAGCATTCAATCCAATGATGTCAGAGTTTTGCATATTGATGCCGTAAACACCGTCCACCTTGTACTGGTTGCCTGTAACATTGATTACCTTCGGAGCAATGGTCTGTCCGCTGATAAGGTTCGTACAAGCGGCTGCCGCTGTAGTTGCACCCGTACCACCCTTTGCGATGGTAACTGCAGCGGATAGTTTGGACGGTGCAAGTGAGCCGTTGAGCGTTGTGGCTGTTACGGTGGTCGCAGTAACCGTACCGGATACTTTAGCATCACCAACCACGTGAAGAGCAACTTCCGGGTCAGGGGTATTGATACCGACCTTCTTTTTGCGGAGCGCCACAAGAGGCGTTCCCTGGGGAACAACATAGTAAAGGTCAACTGATGACAGCGAGTTCAACTGATCTCGAATTTGGAGATGGAAGTCATAGGATGAGTTTGCATCCAGGCTGCACAGTTCCAAATCAGAAAACGAGTAAGAGGTTCCGCTTTTGGTTACCGATGACAGGATTGACGTATATGAGCCATAGGAAGTAGCACTCGTAAGCTTGTATCGATACCTCACATACAAGAGGCTGTTCTTTTGAGTGCCGGAAACTGAAATAGCAGAAATCGTACCGTTAAATGCAAGCTGCATCTCCGCTTCGATGTCATTGGTTCTTCGTAGCGTTAAGGATGAGACCTTTGGCTTGGCATATGCAATAACCGTAATTTGCTGCGTGTTGCTAACTGTGTATCCACGGGAGTCCGTGGCCGTTACCACCACATCCAACGTGCCGGACTTGGCGACCGCACCAAGGTTGATAACCGCACCCGTTGTATTGGAGAGGGTCACACCGTTGCAGGTAGCGGAATAGGAAGAAATCGTAGCGTTATTTCTTGCCGTTGCCGTGCCGGGGGTAACATACAAATACGAATAACCCTGGATGAACACCTGGTCGTTTCCGGTTACCGTTGAAGTGGCAGAACGACCATCATAAAAAGTAAAAGCACCCATTGTGGGTGTAGAGTTCGCAGAGGTTGTCTGAACGGTTGCGGTCTTTGTGGAAGTGGAGCCGATCTGCGTTGAACCGCTGTATGTCAGCAACGCAAAAGTGGCAGTGAAGGATTTTACTGACGCCATTGCAGTGAGTAGCGTTGTTCTTTGTGCTGCTGTCAGCGTTATCGTCCTTGCCGCCGTGCCTTTTGTCCACGACAGACCCGTGATGGATAAATAAACGGTAGATCCGTTTTTGATTTGGAGAGTGTGCGTGTATGCGGCATCATACACGGTGGTATTAATGCTAATACTCACTGTTGCGGCATCCGCAGTAAGAGTGGATACACTTCCAATGGTCGAACCGCCCAGAGTTTTGGTGGAAACCGCACTTGAAGTGCCGTACACCTGGTTAGACTTTTTCCTTGCGCGAACCTTAACAGAGTATGTTGTGTTCGGGGTAAGTGAAGAAAGCGTTGTGTTTGCACTCGTTCCCGCCGTGGTCGAAAACTGTGTCCAGTTCGTACCACCATCAGTGCTGTACTGCCAAATATCTGCCGTTGCGGAGGATGTGGCGCTAATCTTAAATCCGTTAGCCGTAATGTTTGAAGTGCTGCACGAAACTGTGGGCGCGGTTCTATCAAGGGCATCCAAATCAATGGTGGTCGATGCCGTAATGGTTCCGATGCTCGTACCACTGTAAGTACCGCTGAAACGCCAGGACGCTGACAGAGCAACTCCCGTTTTTGTACCGTTGCTGTTGTGAGCAACACGGACAGTATAGGTTTTCAGCAAAGTGGTGTCATAACCGGCCACACTATCGCTGATTGCGGGTGCTGTGTAAGTTTCAGATACACCGTTAATGGATACCGTGGAGTCAGAACGAGAGCCAACGGACAGCGTGTAATATTTCAAATACACATTAAGCGTTACATCTGAGTAGTTGCCTGTGACACTCTGTGAAGCTGACCAAGTACAGTAAAGACCGAAGTTGCTGACTGGGTATTTTGAAAAACTACCACTTGTAGCCATAATATCTCCTTTCTCGCTTAATCAAGGATTACGATGTTTAACCCTTCTGAAGCGGTGGGCATTGGCACGAATTTGGTTCTGCCAACCGTGAGTTCGCCATCCACCGTTGTTTTCTTGGTGATGGTTTCATCCTTGTTTAGCGTGAATATTTTTTCTTCGTTGTAATAGCCGGAAAATTCCGTGTTGTTAATAACCGTCCTTTGAGCAGAGTCTGCGTTGGAAACTTCAATACCACGGCGGTCAATTTTAACCTCGGTGGTATAAATCTCGTTAGGAGCAGGTGTCCATTTGTGGACGGTCGTTCCTTCAGCCAAGATGATATCAGAAACATACAGACTTGCGATTCGGTTATAGCAGTAAACGGTGATGGTACTATCCTGCACATCGGGGATGATAGCGTTGTATTCCGTCCATCCAAAGGTCGATGTGGTGTTGAAAAGATAGATGTACTTATTACCGTTGTACTGAACACGAAAATAAGAGGTATAACTCGCTCCCGTTTTCTTTGCACGGAGCGAAATGACATAAGATGAGCCGGGAACAACACCCGTAATTACTTGCTTGAGAGTTGATGTATCCCCAAGGACAAAGCTGGAATCGGAAGTAGTGTTGTTCTGCACATCGGTAGAACTATCTGTTGCCACCGTGCCGGATATGGCCCAATCATCGGTAATGCCGTTAAGTCCGGCAGAGTTCTTTATAAAATTGATGCCTCCGGCAAACTGCTCACTCATAGTGAGTGATAAGCCGTCAACGGTGTGTTCCAGTTCGGAGATCTGCTCTTGCATTTCAAGCACAGTCTCTTTTTCCCCTGAAACTTCACCGCTGACGGTCTCCACTGTTTTTGTAAGGTTTGAAACGTAACTGTTCAAACCATCAATGGAGGTTTGAAACTCACCAAAGCGAGTGGTATGGGTGGACACGGTGGTGCGGAGTTCTTCAAGATTGTTTTGAACAACCCAACCGAGTCCATCCCACACCATTGTTTCCGGCGGGACAGTTGCCGTATTTACCCACAGCATACCGATGTACGGATTTTCGGGTGCGACATCAGAAGAGATTACATCGCAAAGATTGATGATGGTAAATTGAGCAATCGCCCGCATAGAAACACCTCCTTACAGAGTGACTACCACCATAAAGGTTGCCTTGGTGGCAACATCGGAAGAAGACACAGACAGAGTTTTGCCGGTCTTGCTGCCGGAAGTACCCCAAGTGGTGTCGATAGCACCGTCTTTGTTGTACTTAGTCCAGGTATAGGTGCCCTTACCATCGGCATCGATTTCAGCACCCGCCTGGTAAACAACTGCGGTAAGAACCGTAGAGCCAACACCGTTCTTAAAGACATCTCCGCCCGTGGAGGTGATGACCACCTGGATGGGGTCAGAGTTATCAATGAAGGTTGCGACATCGGTAAAGGTGCTGTTGTAGGTATTGGAAGTGGAGTCGGAGTCGGTTGCCACGCACTTAAATACAGCGTAGCTGTCAACAGCCGCAGCATAAATGGTAATGGTTGATGTAGTAGCACCGGAATACATACCCGTGGTGTCAGACAGCTTACGCCAGCCTACACCAAAAGCGGCATCGTAGCCACTGGAAGAGGTGGAGGTTACGGAACTGTCCATAATTGCCCACTTGTAGGTAACATTGGTAGTATCCACAGTAGATCCACGCCACAGTTCAGCCTTGGCAGTAAGTGTTGCTACTTCTGCGTTCTTAAACACGTTGCCCTTGGGAGTAGTAACCAGCAAATCAACGATACCGCCACCGTTTACAACGCGGGAGAACGAGATGGTCAAAGGATGCGTAATAGAAAGGCCGGTGGATGCATCCTTGTAAGTGATAACGCAGCGGTAGTCAATGCCGGGCAGACCAGCCATTACGTTACCCTTAACGGTCAAAATGTGGCTCTTTGCACCGCTTAATGCGTAGTTGCCGGAAGTGGTAAGAGCCGTGGTAGAACTGCCAACATACCACTTAACGGAAGTCACCGCAGCGGTGGTGATTTGGTCGGTAGTTGTACCGATAACATAGAGGCTGGGGGTCAACACCAGGTTGGTGGACGACCAGTCGGGCGTATAGGTCGCATTATCGGGGTTATACATCTGCGACTTCTGCAGATTCGACCCGATGTAACCCGTGAGGGTTAATGCATCATTGTAGTCGATAATAGTAAATTGGCCTTGAGCTTTGCTCATTAGGGATTCCTCCTTTTAATTCAGCCGAGTAGGCTGTTTCTTGTAGTCGTATCGATGAGGTCACAGAAGAATGTTGCCCTTACTTTGACATCATCGGAGTCGATTTCGATGGACTTTGTGCCACCGAAGTGTGCATCATTCCACAGCTTATCGGCTTCTGCATCATCGGAAACCCTGGTCCAGATGAACTGGTTGTCATCCAAGGTATCAGTGATGTTTTCGTCCCAGGAGAAAACTGTGGCATAAAGGGTTGTGCTGATATTGTTATTTTTGAAGATGTTACCGTTGGATGAGCTGATCACCAGGCGGTACATTTTCTGCTCTTCAATGGTGGAGATGCGGTCTTCGACCTTTTCCACGGTTTCCGTAGTAGCATAGGCACGAAGGACAACCTCGCCGGTCTCCAAATCCCAATAAGAAGAGCCATCCTGGGATTGAAGAACACCGGCCTTGATGATGTTCGCCACCAAAGTGCCAGAAGTAATGAAGTCTGCAACAATCTGACCATCAGCGGTGATTGCCGTTTCATAGGGACCGTTGTAACCATTCTTGGAGAACCCAAGACCGCCAACATTCCATCGCCAAACATTGACCGCTTCACCGATTGTAGGCGCATCCAAGATGAGAAGCTCATAAGGTTTACCTGTATCGGTGTCAGTATGAATAACCACATAGCCGCCGGTCTGCCCGGTAATTAGTCCCGTAGCATTTTTTATCGCAGAGTTCATCAGCGCAGGAAATCTGTCGATTTTTGTCGAGGCTTCCTCTGCGGCGGCTTCGGCAGCACTTACATTGTTAAGCAAGTTTGCCTTTGCCGAGCCGAGTGTGATAGACACATACTTTTCAGCAAGCGAGTCATAAACCGTGGTGATTACCTTTGCTTTTGCCGTGATGCCGAGAACGCTGTGTCGAATGGTTACGGTGTCGCAAAGGGACACACGCTCCAACACAGCCACATAGTCAGGCTGTTTCCATAGCGGTTCAAAGGCAACGGTCAAAGTAGGCACGGCCGTGCCAAGCGGATTGTTTTTAAGATAGTTGTTTGCGTAGGCACGGAGCCCTTCTTCGGTAACGGGAGTATCTTCATCGAAGTATTCTGTGAAGTCCTTAATATAGGTCTTTCGCTGAACCAGGGTTGTATTAGATATCGGCAACAGAATTTCAGAGAGTGTGACAACCGTTTCCGTACCGTCCTCTGCGGTTATCACAGCATACGGAAGGAGGTCGGTATAAACATCGGTGGTCTCGTTCTCGTGTTCCAGATCCGTGAGGTTTTTTCCGTATTCGATAACCACACCTGTTTTTTGCCCTCTGCCTTGGTGATGAATAACACGGAAGTTATCCCACTCGTATTCGCCACCCCACAAGTCCAGAAAAGAACCTGCCACACCGCCCAAACAAGCACGGACGCTCTGCGGTCTTGCAACCGAGAACGGCTTTGCTGCGGAATAATCGGTGTGGCAAGTAAAGCCGTGAGGAGTTGCGGTGTTCTGAAACACACGTTCCATCGCAAGGCTTGGAGAAATGGATTCTTCCGACCACTGTAATGCTGCTATAGAAGATAGGTCGTAGGAAATATGCTGTGCATATACCGTTATCTCACCATTGATTGGTGTAGAAATGCGGTAAATGCGAAACACCTGGTCTTTAGCGGTGTCGTTGGGTTTGGCTTTCACAAGCCTCTCTTCGGCTATCTCCTTGTAAAGGGGACCGTTGATGGGATACTTGAATTCGCACTCAAAGGCACCGTTGCGTTCCTCGGTAACCTCACAGAAGGTGCAATCTTTAAGAACACCAATGCCGAAGGAAGCGAAGTTGGTAGCGTTGGCTTTATAAAGTACCGGAATCATATCGAACACCACCTTGGAGCAACGGACAATCCTTGGATGTCCCCGTCAAAAGAAAAAGTATTCTCGCCGGGATACAGCAGCGGAAAACCATCACCCTCAACGGTGTCGTTCTTTGGTTCGTTGCCTTTATAACAGACCATCTGCTTCGAGTCGATTTCCACGTATTCATCGATGTCGGTGAATGTAAGCGTGGTATTGTTGTCAGCAGACTGAATGGTCAGCGTACCTTTGCCACTACCCACAACACGAATGATGGGATAGCTTGAGAACAGATACGGGTTGGTTAGGCTTTTGCCGTTACCGATAAGCTGTGTCTTTTCTCCTGCAATGGAGTAACGGAACGGCTCGCAGGAAAAGCTGATCGTGAATACTCCAATGCGGTTAAGTTCATCCTCAATATCGAGTTTCCCGGCATATACAGCCTTACGGGTAAACTCGGTATCGTAGGTATCGGAAAGGGTGTGGTACTGGTTAAGACCGGAGTATAGCCAACCCTTAACAGCGGTGATTTTCTGCGATAATTCTGTAATGCTTTTGGCAGGCAGGAAAACGGAATAAGTGATTTGGGCGTTAGGGAATCTGCCACCGTCACCGATTAAATCACCGTGCCTGCCGGGGACGGATAAGAAATCAACTTCATATTCGGGAGCGGAGAAAACTTCCTTGCTTTCGATACGAAGTCCCATATCCGAAGACTTGATGCCTTTATACACAAAATAATTCACGCAAATACCACCCCTTTCCGCTTTGCAAATTGTCCTGCGGTTACCAGCACCTCATTGGTGAGCTGCTGAATATCCTCGCTTGAATAGTTGTTGAAGTTTGAGATATTGAGAACCAAAGACAAACCGGATTTAACACTGTCCATAGCCGTGCCGGATACGCTTGCACGAACATTGCCATCGATATTGAAATCGGTAGGCAGTGCGGTTTCCATATCCTCTGCAAGACCGTGCATAACATCGGAAATGTCAGAACTCATTCCCTCGGCAGCCTTTACAGCTTCCTTGCCGTGAGAATCGAGTGCTCCGGCAAGACCGTCAACAAGCATTTCACCGACCCATCCCATTTCTTTGGAGGGCGATGCAATACCGAAGAAGTCGCAAATGCCGTCCCAAATGCCGGAAATCCATCCCGAAACTTTATCCCAAAGCCAGGATGCAAGTCCCTGGATACCTTCCCACAGACCCTTTACGATGTTACCACCGATGGATGCCATTTCACCGAACAGAGAGCCGAATGCCTTAACGATACCCGCAATAATCTGCGGTACGGCTTTGACAATCTCCACGATAATTGTCGGAAGGTTCTTTATAAGAGAAATAAAGAGGTCGACACCTGCTTTGATGATGAGTGGCAGGTTTTCAAGCACAGCTTTGATAATGCCGGATATAATTTGCGGAATGGCGTTCACGATGGTCGTGATTATCTGCGGTAAAGCTTTGATGAGAGAAATCAAAAGGTCAATACCGGCTTGGATGATGAGCGGGACAGCGTTCATTACAGCGTTGATAATACCGGAAATAATCTGCGGAATTGCCTCTACGATTGCCGTGATGATTTCAGGCAAAGCCGCCACCAACGAGGTTATAAGCTGAATGCCCGTTTCAATGATTTGCGGTATAGCATCCAAGAGAAAGTTGATGATACCCATAATGATTTCCGGGAGTGCGGCGATCAGCACAGGTAGAGCATTCAAAATACCCTGGGCAAGTCCCATAATCAACTGAAGGGCGGCATCCAAAATCATAGGCAAGTTCTCGATGAGCGTGTTTACGATTTGAATGATAACCTGGATGATGGTGGGTATAAGCGTAGGCAGTGCATTTGCGATACCCGTTGCAAGGGTAACGACCGCCTGTAGTGCCGTATCCAATAACAGCGGAAGGTTCTCAAGGATACCACTCACAAGAGCCATAACCAGTTGAAGGGCACCCTCCGCTATTTGGGGTAAGGCTTCAATTAACCCCGTAAGCAGAGCAAAAATAATCTCAGATGCAGTGTCTATGATGGTCGGTAAGTTGTCGATAAGAGCCTGCGCCAAGGACCCTACGATTTCACACACGATTTCCAGGAGTTCTGGTAAGAACTCCATAATCATATCGAGAACTTTCGGTAGGATATCACCAATGACGTCAGACATCTTACTGATATCGCCGTTGGCATCAAGGATGCCGTTAGTGAACTCACCAAGCAGAGCGTTGCCTTCGGTTGCAAGGTCGGTAAGCACCGGGAGAAGAACTGTGCCAAGAGCGTTCTTGGCTGCTTGTGCGCCAACGTTAAGATATTGCAACTGGTCGTCCAACGCACCATAGGCATTGAGCATATCATCGCTGACAACATA